AACCGGTTATAATGTTAGTTACAGCATCTAAAACTTCTGGATTAGCGTTAAAGGCATTTATGTAATAAGCTTTGAGACCATTAATCATGTTTACTAGAGCTGGCCCAGACCCAATTCTATTTAAAGCTCTAGCAATTTTTAGACCGTAACCCTGATAAATTGCCCTTTGTGGCCCAGTTATACCGTACTGAGTTAATACAGCACTGACTTGCTCATTTACAGAGACAAATTTAGGTACATTAGTCTGGAAATTCTCTTGAGCAACTGGAGCTACGTTAGTTAAGATTGTTGACGCTACAGTTGGATTGCTAAATGCAGTAAACTTTGCTTGCCATTTCGCGTACCTTTGCGAATAACTTCTTGGTGTATGCCCTCTTGGCATTTTTGTTCAATTATCAAATCTTTTTTCTATAATTTAAATTTTCATGTCTAATTCAAAATATGATGAATATTAATTGTTAAAATTGACAAAAAAATCAAACTCAAACTCATATTCAAAATATAAAGAATATTAATTGTCAATTTTGTTTCACAAGTAAGAAAAAAAGCAATATTCAAAATATTATGAATATGAATTGTGAAATTAGAATTCATAAAAATTATAATAATTTCGAGAATTACACAATGATAAATATCCTATATCTAAATTAATATTGAACTTTTAAATTGTCACATAATAAAGTTTAAAATATGAATGATTTAGCAATTTATGAATGTAGAAAATATACAGTTCAAGTTTTTAAATGGTTAAAAAGCCGTTACTCTGACAACGTCTATGATTTTCTAGTTCTAGAAGATGATAATCTTGTATCTATAAAAATTAAAATGAATGTGAGTATAAAATTTTATGAAAAAAAGGGTCTAGGAATTGTAAATTATATAATTAAAACTTTTAGATATCCAGAATTAATAAAAGTGAATTGGAGATATAATCATAACATATTCGAAATCAATGTTTTTTGTGGACAAAAGAATGAAGGTTAATATTTGTCAGACATTTAAATAATTTCAAGATGGATCTGCAAAAAGTAATTGAAGAAGCAAAAAAAGATTTACAGAATTTCAAGGAAATTTATGTAATGTTCAGCGGTGGAAAAGATTCGTTAGTTGCTCTACATTTAACAAAGTCAATTTTCCCAGAAAAAACGAAAGCATTATTTATAAATACCGGAATTCCGACTCCAGGAGTTATAGATTATGTAAAAGAAACATGTAAAGAATTAGGAGTCGAATTGACAATTATCGGCCCGAAATATGATTATTTTGAGCTAGTAAAAAGAATTGGATTTCCTACAATTACAAGGAGATGGTGTAAATATTATCTAAAACTGAAACCTTTAAAAGATTTCGTAAAAGATAAAGAAGAAATTGTATTAGTTACCGGCGTTAGAAAAGATGAAAGTTGGGTAAAAAGTAGAACACAGAAAATCTATTATAACAAACAAATTAAAGCTATGAGCTATGCAATAATTCATGACTTTACAGAACAAGATGTAGAAGAATACATTAAAATTCACGGTTTAAAAAAGAATCCGCTTTATGATATTTACGGCAAAGCTTACGAATGCTGGTGTTCTGCGTTTAAATCTCCAGCAGACTTTGCAGTACTTGCTTTAAAGAATCCCGAATTCTTTCAGAAATTTGTAGATGTTGAAACAGAACTAGGAGGTAATGTTTCAGGACTATTTTATAATCATCAAAAAATATATTTCAGAGATATTCAGAAAGACCCAAATTATTATCTACAAAAATATAAAAGAACTTATAAATGTCCATTATGCAGAACTCTTGTTTAAGATAATATTTTTTAATCCTCATTTTTTTTATTTGTCAGATAACGAAAAATAAAACTGATTAATCATGAATAAATTAACTTATCTATTGTATATTTTTTCAACTCTTTTAATATCAATATATTCTTTGTTTTTAATTTTTTCTATAGAGATTTTGTCAAAAAATTCACAAGATATAGATCTAATTTCAGCAATTGTAGCAATTTTTTTAGCTATAATTTTAACTTGGCTATTAGATATGATTGATGACCTTTACGAAAGAATTGATGAACTTGAAACAGAAATTAAGAAATTAAAAAGAAAAGTATAATCAAAAATATATATGTCATATTTTTTTAAATAATAATTATGGAAAAACAAGATAATTCAAATCAAAAAATTGAAGATGAATGTAGAACATGTATTAAAGATGAATGCGATTTTGACAATATGTATTGTACAGATTGATGTTGTTATGTAAGATGTGGTGAAAAATGTTATAGAATTGAATATTTTGACCCATTAGGAACTATGGACGATGAATATATAGAATTTTTTGAAGATGATGCATGTAAAAAAATTCCAGAAATAAAAAAATAGATAATAATTGAAAATATATTTGTCATATAATGAATCTTGAAATCGATAAACTATGATTTTAAGCGATAGAGATTTAAAATATTATCTGGAAAAAGAATGGATAAAAATAGTACCATATTCAGAAGAAATAGTTAGGGAAAATGGCATAGATTTAAGAATTGGAAACCAATTTGCTAGATTAAAAAAGACAGATAAAGTTTTTGAGCCTGGTGACAATATAGAAGATTTTTACGAAATTGTAAATTCTAACGAGATTATAGTTCAACCACATGAACACCTTTTAATGACAACTCTGGAATATATAGAACTTCCAAATGATGTTATGGCTTTTGTAAATCTACGCTCTACTTATGCCAGACTTGGAATTTCTATACCGCCTACTATTGTTGATGCGGGATTTAAAGGCGAATTAACAATTGAAGTTGTTGGCTCAGAATTTCCAGTAAAATTAAAAGTTGGAGAAAGATTTTTACATCTAATTTTCGCTAAAACAATAACTCCAGTTGAGAAACCATATCACGGAAAATATCAATATCAAAGAAATGTTACTTTACCGAAATTTAAATAAAAAAAGATAAATTGTCTTAATAAATTCTTATTTTTTAGCTTTTATACATTGCTTTAGTAACTCTTTCATGAGTTTGCAGAAATTCCTCAATTGCTGATCTTATAACTTCAGCTCTATAAAGGTCATGCTTTTTAGCATATTCATCTAATTCTTTTAACAAATCTTCTGGAATTTTTATAGTTATCGTCTTCATTTAACTCCCCTCTTTTCTAAATATTCTTTTATGGCAGTTTCTATAGCTTCAGTTATCGTTATATCATGCTCAACACAATAAGCCTTCAATTTCTTCTTTAGCTCTTTGTCCATATTTATTCCGAAAACTACTTTTTCTTTCTTAGTTTGTGCCTCCATTTTTTATCATCTCAAAAATTTACATTATGACATATTTATATATTTCGAATTTTTGTGGAAAATTTATTACTAAGCAATTTATTTAATATGAAATTGAAATGAGCATATTTGCAGAAGCTCTAGAAGGATTTCTAATATTAATGAGCGTATTGATAGGTTCATATGTTGTAGGTGAAATAGTGTATTTGTACAATCAAAAGCAAGCAAATGAGGCATTTCAAAATGCAATTGATCAGATGACAAAAGCTATTATTACAGCAATTGAAAGTATTAAAACTACAACTACTCTTGGCGTAAATGCACTTTTAAATATGGATACACTTTCAGACGTAAATAATCTAGCTCAGAAAAAAGTTTCACAAAACCAAAATTCCCAACAACAATCTAAATGATTTGATTTTTTAACATATAAGTTAAAACTTTTTTTATATCTTTTTTTGTTTTTGGGACTAATTGAATATGTATGTCAGAATGCGGAGGCATATGTTTGTGAACTCTAGAATAATCAAGTTTTTTATTCGTAAATACTAGGACATGATAATGAAGACCGTGAAATTTTGTTGTATATTCCTTAACTGAAAAAATATGAGCTGATGAGTCATGATTATACACATATTGCCGAAATTTTTTATAAATCGGAATCGTGGAATTGTAACGATAATTTGTAGTTATTGTCACAAAATATGTATAAGTATAAAGAAAGTGATAGCTAAAAACTTTTTTACAATCCATGAACAAAAATAAAAACCTGACATTTAAATGTATATGTCAAGTTTAAATGAAGGTTGATGATATATAAAATTATGAAAAGGCAAAGAAATAAGTATATAGAATTGCGTATACCTTCAAGATATAAAAGTCTTTTTTATGAAAAACGAGAACAAATAAAACAAGAGATAGATAAAATCTTAAATGAAGAAAAAGAATTTAGAATAATAGAAAGTCAAGATAATTATGACGAGAGAGTATTTTTTACAATAGATGATTTATATTATGAAAAATTGCAAAAATTGTCAGAAAAATATAATATCAAACCGGTAAAAATAATAAGATCAATATTCCTTAATTTAATTTAAATATTTTTTTCTCCTATTTCCCAATCTCACAAATTCATATTTGAAATATAATGAATATTACATTTTACATTTATCTCATAAATAAGAAACAATATTCTAACTTATATATTTGTGAATATTTAAATTTGTCATATTATATATTGATAATTGGGGAATAAGAATGGCTTCCTTAAAAGAAATATTTGATGAATTAAGTCAACAAGCAAAACAAAACAATAAACCAGCATCTAGAATTTTAAAAATAAAAGGTCTAAAGAGAATAGTTGTTCAAATAAATGCAATTCCAGAAAATGGAAAAATAAGATATTCAATGACTATACATAGTCAAAATAATTTCAAGAAACAAATTGGAATAACTGCTAATGATGCTGAAGATTTAAGATTAATTAGTGAATTCTTAACAAAATATGCTGATCTTTTGAATGAATATGTTAAGTTTACTCCAAGAAATGGCAATAGAATTCAAGAAGAAGAATTAGAGTTAACAGAGAATGAAGAACAACAAAAATCTTCACAAAAGGAAGAAAAACAACAGAAAAAACAAACAAAGAAGAATGTTGAAGATGAATTTTAAAATGTCATAAATTTTTATTTTTTTTATGAGCAGTTCATCTCAGTTCTTGGAAAAAGTTAAACAACATTCTTTTTTTTACAACCCTCGAGACACTGAAAGAGTTCTCAACATCATTCTTTCTGGAAAACAAATTGATGAGAGAAAGAAAATCGAGATTTTAAAAGCTTACAAACGTGGAATTGATCAACAATATTTCCAAAGCTATCTTCTATTTGATAATGAAATAAAATTTATCTCAAAAATTACTAATTTTAAAGTTAAAGATGACATGGTAATTGCTAAGTTTCAAAACGGATTTATAGGAAGTTTTGACCCTCATCAAATAGCTGATAATCCTGAAGATTTCTATAATTTAATAACTTCTTATATGTTTGTCAAAATTAGGAAAGGCGTGAATGGCTGGTATGTTCATGATATTTATTCTATAGAACCACAGAACAATTATGAAATTGCTAAAGAACTTCTTGACTTAGCAAATCAAGAACATCAAACGTATGCTCTTCTATTTCAGGCATTCGGATATGACGTTATGAAAATGGAAACTGAAGATATATTTCTATTTCTACCACGTCTATTCCCACTTTTTAAATCTCCAATTACCAAACGTCAAATTAACTATATAGAAATTTCAAATCGTGGAACTGGGAAAACTACAACATTTATGATTTTGCAAGAAGTTTTCAATTTCCGATATTATACAGAACCGCCAACATATGCAAATCTAGTTTATGATGCCAGAAATAATATGTATGGTGCAGTGTTTTTGTCAAATGGCTTAATATTTGATGAAATCCAGAATTGGAAAGATGGATTTTCGACAAAAGAACTTGGTGCGATAAATGCTACTTTATCAACCGGTCTGGAAAATTGTGTATGGACTAGAGGAGCCGGAACTGAATCAAAATCCTCAACTATCCAAAAATGTATTCCAATAATTTATGCCGGAAATCCATATTCTATGACAATTAACAAATTAAGAAATCCAGATGTTGAAGATTATTTAGTAAATTATCAAATTTTTACTTCTGCAATTTTAGATAGAATTCATATTATCCAACTTGCAATTAAGAAAACTTATGATAAAATTATAAATGCTAGAGTTCTATATCCCTCAATCTTGAAAGCTCTAATTGATCTAATTCAGCAAAAGATAAACAATATAACTAATTATATAGTTTGTGATAATTTGGAATCTAGAAGACAAGAACAAGCGATTGACATACAAATCTTACTTCAAGCTCTAGATATAGATTTGCAAATCGGTCAGAGACAAAAAGAAGAAATTTGTAATCAGATTTACAATTTCATGAGATTTTCAAACCTTGGTGATTAAGAATGAATTATGAAGATTTTGTAAGACAAAGTTTTAAAGTCAAATATCCAGAAAATACAATATTTCCATCTGAAGTTGGCGTTTGTTTTAGAAAATCATATTTTGCTAGAAAATTTGAATTTGAGAAAGGGATAAATGAGCTAGTCTTGGACTTAGGAGAACTTCATCATGAGAGAATTGAGAATTATTTTGTTGAGAAATTGAATTGTCAAGCTGAAATTGAAGTTAAAGGTGAAATAGAAGGTCTGAAAATCTCTGGTCGTATTGACTTGATTTGTGGTAACGATTTGCTCGAAATTAAAACTATTTCAACTAACTATTTTCAACTGAAGGAATATCATCTTTATC